TAGCCTCTCTGTTTCTTTTTTTTTGTTAGAATCGAGGAGAAACGAATGAGGAAGATGTGATTAGTTTTAGTCGTTCGCCGTACTTCGTCCAGATACATTTATCTGCTGTATCTCCGAAGTGAGTTGCATCTTCCGGTGCCACAGACTTGCGTCTCTCGGAACGCTTATCCTTGGTGAATTTACCCTTGCTGTCCTCCATCACGGCTGTGTTGCGCATTGAAATGACAAGTTTTCGGCAGCGGGTGGCGTTGATTCTGACCACGGGGAAACGCTCATCAGTCTCGGCGAGTATGTAAGTCCATAGCAGAAACTTGTCATGCTGCGGCGGTTCTATGCCTGCGTGTGTTCTTTGGTTGACAGTCCATCCACGTTTCTGCAGTTGCTCAATGAACAGTTCGTTGTAACTCTGTTTGGAGCCTGCCTGGTGAATGTCTCCGTAGCGGTCGCGGTAGTAAGTCACGGTCTTGTTGGCATGGTACTGGTAGTAGTTGCAGAATCGCGTTGCGAGCACGTTGACCTCGGTCTCGTCTCTGTCGTCGTTACGACGAACGAAAAACTCATTGATGATATTGTGCACTGGTTTCTTTGTTGCGAGTTTTGTTGAGAAGTCGAAGTTACGTTCCTGATGCACGAGCAGGAAGGAAGCGGAAGAACCCCAGTCTGCAGACAGTTCGAGTGCTCTGCTTGGGTCGCAATCGAGGTCAGCCCGGGAGTCCGTGGCATTGCGCAACGCCTCCCAGTCGTAGTTGGAGTTCTCCCCCACGTCGCGGAGATAACTGTCGTTGTATGCGTTGTAATAGAAGTGCCGGTCCTCCAGTCGATAGTAAGCATTGTCAACTGTGGAAATTCTCTTGTTTAGAATCTCCACCATGAAGGAGAGTTTATCCATCACCTTATACTGGTTGATGATGTACGACATTCCGAGGTTCTCGATGTTGTCGAACACCGACCCGAGAAGGAACAACGTGCCATCCTTAGACACAAAAGGCACAATCTCGCGTCGCTGTCTCAGGCACTCGTTCCAGAGTTCCGTGAACAGATGCACATCGTTTTGCAGTTTCGCTTCGATGAGTTGCATCTGCGTATCCACCAACCTGTTCCACTTGGCGAAGAGGTTGATGCCACGTTCGCGCTCATAGTAGTCGGCAGGCTCGAGTAGCCACTGCTGCTCGAGAGTGTAAGGCATTGACGACGTGAAAAGGTTGCCGTGATGCTTGAAAACCGGATGCGGGCATCTACGCCCAAACACATGCTCGTTGCCTCTGTTGGTAGGTGCTGCCTCCTGGTCAAACTTCTCCTTATCTATAGTCAGTGCCTCGTCGGTGATGTTGAAGTCAGCATTCGGTCCTCGCGAGTTTCCTGCCTGAGTGAGAATATATAGCGCATGCCCATTGGAGAAGGATATCACGTTGTCATACTGCATGATATGCTCGTATGGCGTGTACCACCCCGGCGGCGGAGTTTTACACACCACATAGTCGCCAGTCTTCGTCTTATAGTCGTAAGGCTTATATCCGAGTCTGTCGAGATAGTTGAAGGTAGAAGGCAGTGTTTTGGTTAGAGCCTGTCCGATGGTGCTCTGGGTGACAGTCGTCACCCCTCGCGGCATCAGTCGCACGTTCTCATCCACCTCATACCCTACAATCCATGACTTACCGGTACCGCGCGAGAATATAGCATACTTATTCTTCGAGCGGAGCATAACGAACTGCCACTGAGCAGGATTGACACGCAGAGGTAACTTAGGCATCTTCAGGAATTCATTAGTTCTTCACCCTTCTTCTCGTCGATAGGCTCCTGCATCACCTCGAGGAGTTCCTGCACCTCGTCGGGTCTGAGGTCGTGCACGTCACCGATAGACTTATATTCGGTGGTTCCATTGTTGTTTACGACTTGTATATAAACCGTCGTGTGCTCCATTCGCTTCGGGTCTTCCACTCCTGCCGGCTTATCTCCGATAATCTGATGCAGCACCTTCTTTGCCTGGTTCCACTCCTTCAGGTTGCCTTGCAGTTTGCATTTTCGAATAAGTTCCAGTTGGTCTTTGATTTGCCAGGCAAACCAAAAATCCCAGTCGAAGGTATGCTTCGTCTTGAACACCTCCTTGGCGAGTGCCAGGTCTTTTCGGAATGTAGTCACCGACGCCCTGTACTTACGTGCCAACATAGCCACTATCTGGCTATCGTTGGGATAGTCGTCGAGCAATCTTGCCGCTGTCATGACACGGTTAAACTGCTCCTGCAGTTCCGGTGGCAGCGGATTGTTCTCTGGGTCGAGGATATGCGCCTCGATGACATCGTGTGAAAGTTCTAAGAGTTTTGCCATGTGGAAATAAAATTATACCTTTGCGGCATGGAAGTGATTATCTTTTTACTTATTACGGCTGCTGTCGTCTTGGCATTGTTCTCTCGTCAGTACCTCAGGAACTCCAGGAACCTGTCGTGGTACATGGACCATGACAGCGGCATACTTGGCAAGGTGCTTCGTTGGCTGAGCAGACTATTTTAGCCGATATCCGTTTCTATCGCCCTTACCATAGCCTTCAGTTGTTCCTGTGCCGGATTGCTTCCGTTGCCGGCAGCCTTGATGATACTGCGGTGCAGTTCCATCTTCTGCCTTAGCAATCCCTTGTAGAACGCCTGATAGACGGGAGAAGTCTCGTCCTTAAGATGGCATCTCAAATCCGCCTCCAGCATTCCGAGGTTCACCGCTATGAGCGTTGGCGATATGAGGAGATAAGCCATCTCCTCAATCTGATTAAGTTGTTCCTCGCTGAAATTCTTCATCCAGAATAGATTTATCGAAGTTCCATATCTGCTCTCCAGTGTGGATTATTCCACGCTCCAGTTTAGGGTTGTGCGTCGCGTTTTGCGAGCCCACGATGCTGATATGCCACTCGTCGTTCCACACCAGCACCACCTTTGCATGCAGCGCGAGACATCGGTACTGCTCCGGGAACGTGGCCACCAGACGCGCAAAAGGTTTCGGTGAAATGGTTCGCACCCTATTATCAATAAGGAAGCGGATAGACAATATCCGACCATTGTCGCAGTAGCGCTGCAATGTCGCGATGCTGTCCTCCGCTATCGAGTATGTTGAGATAAAAACGTGCGCCGGTCCCGTCTGCTTCAGCACATACAGCAGCAGTTGAATGAGGTTGAACGCCCCATCGGAGAAGAAATGTTTGTCCACTCCTTGTTGCAGCACCCCGAGTTGTGAAGGCTTGGAAAGCACTTCATGAATGGTCTCGATGTCACTCTGTGACGACTCCAATTTCCTCACCTTCTCCGGCTGCTGCTCCGGCTGCTTTGACGACTGTTGCTCCTTTTGCGGATTTTCCTTTATGTCAAAGGGATTTACGAGCATCACTTTCGTCTTGCTATCTCATATTCGAGACTTGTTAGTCTCGCCTGCAGATGTTCCACTTCCTTCTCCAGTACCACCCTCTTAGGGCAGTCCGGCATAGGATTAGGTTTCTCCTGTTTGCTCTGCGTCTGGTACAGCAGCATGTTCTGCTTCTTGGTCAGCATCGTCTTCGTTGATGAGCGCTGCCTCTTCAGAGTCGTGTCATCGAGAGCCGTGAGGTCTTCAGGCTTCTCCTCTTCCTTCTTGACGGTCACCGTCTCTGCACACGCCTTCTCAATCTCGTCGAAGGTTGGAATGGTACCATCCTCGTCGTAACGTTTACGCAGAGCCCACAGAGCCTCCATCTTCGCTGTCAGACCCTCCATCTTCTCCGAGAGTTCCTTGCGCTTAGCAGTCACCTCGTCGTCGTTAGTCTCTGGCAGTTCCGCCCTCTCACGGTTAGCGATGTCACGCTGCTTGTGGTAGTCGGCGTAGTGTTCCATGAGTTTCTCGACTTCCGTAGGTTTTGGAGTCTTTGACTGCGTATCCTCCTCCGGGTTAGGCAGGTCCACGAGTTCCTTGTGCTCGTCGTTCAGAGCATCGACATCCTCGTCGTTGAAACGAGGGTCATCAGGACTGTAGTACACCTGAAGCATCTGTCTGAGAGAATACTTCAGTTTCTCGCGTGTCCACTCCTTCTCGCCGTTGCGTGCCAGGAGTGCTGCCACCGATGGTTTGAAACCAGACTTCTGCAGTATCTGCAGACCCTTGGCGTAGTTACGTTTCTCAGGTTGGTTGTTAAGCCATTTCATAGCCTCATTGCGGGCTTCAAAGTAATCTTGAGTCAATTTCATATCCTTTGTTTTTTTGAGGTTTTCGCAAAGATAACGATTATTTTCCCGACTGTCATAGACAATAAAGAGCACCCGGACGGGTGCTCCCTAAAAGTATATTCAAACTAACAAAAGAGCCGTATTACTCTCCTGCTGCTGCAGTGAGAAGATTCACGGTGTCACCCTCATAGCACAGTGCTCGTGGAGCGCTGTATGTGAAGTTCAGCGACGCCTGGTTGCGCTCTGTCGGGTTGGTTCCTGTTACGAAACCTTCCGAGTCGTTGGCAAGACGAGCACCACGTTTTGCATCGCCCATGAGGTAGTACACCCCATTGTTGTCCTGGACGATGAAGAAAATCTTCTTGCCCTTGACAGCGTTGACAAAACCGAGAATCTTCTTACGGATCTTGGCGTTGATGATGCTGAGAGTGTAGAGGAACGACTCTCCACCGTTCTCGCCCTGAGGCTTGATTGAGAACGAACCGACATCGTCGGTGAACTCGAACTTGTAAGCACGGCATCCTTTGTTCATCACAACGTCACCCACGAGAGCGCCCGCCTTTTCCATATCTATTGCCGTTTCTGCCGCTTCTGGTGTCGGCTTCTCCGGCCACGTACCCACCTCGTCAGCATATCCGAAGATGACAACCGGCACGATGCCGCCCATGTTGTCCTGGTCACTGCATGACAGGTTGGTGTCGATGTCTGCAAGATTTATACAATTCTTCATGGCGGTGAGATTTAGGCGGTTGGTGTGAGAGGCTTGTCATTCACGCAGAAGAGTTCCTTACCGATGTAAGGTATCTGCGTTCCGAACACATACTTACCGAGAGCCTTGAACAGATAGTCGTCAGGTACGGCCTTGATGGTGCGCATGTCGCTCATCTTGTCGAAGCCGAACGCGATGTTCTCCTTGATGGTGAGGAGTACGAACTGGCTTCCCTCTGGCAGGTCAGGAACTCGCACGAGTTCGCACTTGCCCTTAGAGCCATGGAGGAACTGCTGCTTAGTCTCATCAGCGGTCTTGCCTACGTCGTGCACACCAGGGTGCTCGTCTGAGAACCAGTCGTCGTACATGTCGCCGAGGTCGTCGGAGATGAACATCTTCGAGTTCATGCGGCGGAAGATAGTGTTGCGCGAGCGCCACATCTTCAGCAGTTCGTCGCCGATGTTGGCGCGTGTCATTGTAGCAGTGGCCACGAGGTTTCCGAGAGCGGCAGTAATCTTTCCTGCTGTCTTCTCCGCCTCGATGATGGTACCGATACCGTCGAAAGAGTCGGCGATATCCGTCTTGTTGGCTGCGGCATCGAACTTGGCTGTAAACAGCACATTGAGAAGGTCGAACGAAGCCTGGTTGAGAATCTCCTGGACGAGCCAGAGTTCGAACGGGTGCTTTGCAATCTCAATCTTACCGCGCACCTCGGTGACGTAAGAACGACGATAGCGCTCCGGCTCGTCGAGCACCTCCATCACGACAGGGTGAACAGTAAGCGTACGCGGAATAAACTCACCGATATGAGTCTGTCCCTTGAAAACACCGGTGTACTTACTAGACACCTTCTGCAGCACAGCCTTCGTGAAGGTGTACGAGTCAGTGATGCCAGCGAAAGCAGTGAAGTGCTGAAGCACCTCGTTGGCACCCAGACGCGGAATAGCGTCAAGTGTCTTTCCATGTTTCTTCACCGCGGTATTGACGGCGGTGATGTCAATAGGATCGTTGTAATTCATATAATAACGTGTTATGTGTTAGTGATAAGTGATGGCTCGATTACTCCTCTTCGTAGAAGTTGATGGGGTCCTTACGGATATCCTCGTACTCGTCTTTGTTCCCATCCTCCTGCTTTGCCGGCTGCTCTACGGGAGCGGGAATTTTATCGAAGAGTTCCTTAATCTTCGCCGTTTTATTGGCGATGCCGTCAATGCTCTTAATCATGTCACTGAGCGAGTCGAGAGAGTCAGAGGCCTCCTTCAGGTTGTCCTCCGCAGTTTTCTTGGCAGAGTTGGCGTCTGCCAGTTGCTTGTTAAGGTCATCAATAGCCTTCTTGTTCTTGGCAAGTTCGTCGTTGATGGCCTTCATCTGGTCTTCCGTGAGGGTGAAGTTACCCTCTGCAGACTGTGTGAAGCCTACTACAGCGAGCAGGGCATTCAGCATAGTGAAGATTGTGTTCATGTTGTCAATATGTTGAGTTGTTGAAATGGGTTGTTCGTTGGCGGTTGAGGGTTGAGCGTTGAGATTTTCGGTCTTGGGAGACACCAGTCCGAGTTTCTCCGCTACGCGCTGCAGCAGAGACTTCTCCACCTCCACACCTTCCGGCATCGGTATAGCGCAGTTCTTGAAGTTCTTTGCGAGAGAGTTGGTCACCTTCTTTCCAGAAGGTTCCGCTATCACCTCGTCGACGAAACCATATTCCTTGCACTCCTGAGCGGTGAGCCATGGATGTTCCTGCATCAGTTTCAGCATCTCGTCCTTAGACTTGCCAGAACGTGCAGCATACTTGTTGGCAATCATCTCATCCATCTTCTCGAGAGAACGAATCTCCCCGTCGATGTCTTCGCCCAGTTCCTTCAGTTCCTCGGCGTTCATCTGCTGCCACAAGAAGTATTCTATCGAAGAGCAGTGCACGTAGAGCATGCAGTCCTCGTGCATCTTGATTGACTTCGCTCCAAACGGCAGCCATGTTGCCGCGCTTGCATTGAGCGAGTCATGTATCACCGTCACATCTCCGTGCTCCTGGATAGCATGAGATATGGCGATGGCATCCGCGATGCTGCCACCATAGGATGCTATGCGCAGCGTCACTGGTGACCCTTTAGCCTTCCTGAGATTATAGCATACATCCCATCGGGTGTAGCGTCCAATCTCGCCATCAATTCTTATTTCTACCATAGTGTGAAAATTTTTGCGATAGCCCCTAAGTGCCGAGGAAATCTCTCGGCATGCGGAGCCTTCTTCCATCGCAAAGATACGATGAAAACAAGGGTTTTGGTTGGTAGAAAAAAGGGGTGTTGCGGTCGTTTAAACCGACTGTAGGCGGTTAGTTCTGGTAGTAGTCGAGGTCGAGCGACTCCATTATGACCGACGGCTGCTGTTCGCTGGCTGTGAACCTGAACACCGTTTCAGAGCGGTCGGCGAATGCCCGTCCAGTAGCCGGTGACGTTGTGCACCTCAGAGGTATCTCCTCGGTACCAGACAGTCGCACTACACCATTGTTATCCTCGTGCAGCACTATCCACTCGCCACGGGAAAGTTTCTCGATGGTGTCGTTGTTCAGTCCGAACTTAGGAATAATCCCCTCAATTACGGGGTTCCAGAACTTGTTTCCGTCCTCCTCTTCGTCCTCTTCGGTGAACGAGAAGGTGTCATCGGCGTACATGGGAATGGCGATAATCTCCGTGTTGGAGAGCATCGTCTTCAGTTGATGCGTGTTGTTGATGAGGTTTACGCGCGTGCCCTTGAAGGCAGCAGCGGGTATGGCGTAGCACTCGTGGAGCCCACCAACGTTCTCGAAGTCAAAGTCAATAGTTACCATATCAAATCGTTTCAGTGTATTGTTGGAGATTATGGAGGAACGTGTTTGTCGCCTGCTTTTGGAGCAGTCCAGTTTTGGTCAAAATTAGAAACACATTTTCTGATGTTTTTAACATTATTTCGCTAATCGCAGGATAAATCCCCTTTGGGATATTCCTCGACAGGTCTTTACGGATGCTGTCGTCAGACCAGTCGTCCTCATCAATCCCGGTTGCTATGCGGAACACGTCGATAGCCTTTGCCGTGGAATATCCGAGGCTCTGAAGAGTTGACACGTTAGTTCTGAGCAGCGCCTTGACTCGCATCTCCAGTTCGTTGTTGAACTCCACCACCTCATACGGTGTAAGTTCCCAACCGTACGTGTTGAAGATACGCCTGTTTATCTCTATCGCCACCTGGTCGTTGTAGCGTGACAGTTCACCATCAACATTGTTGAGGTGTCCCTGTCTGGATAGATGGTTGCGGAACGACTGTTGCAGCACCCTGTCAGGAGAGAGGTCAGCAATCTCCTTCCATTGGTCATCCGGTTTGTTGAAGTTGGCGAGCAGCCACTTCTTGGTGTAATGCTTGCACGGCAGCCACACCGCCCATCGCTCTTTTTTCTCCATAGGTTAGTCTGATACTGTTAGTTTAATGCAAAATTAATCAATTATCTACGAAAAACTTCAAATATCGTTGAAATATTTTTTCGTATTGTTTTGTTTTCGGAGAAAAAAGAGAAAAAAGTGAAACAGCGGAACATTTGCGACATAAGTTACTGATAATCAGCAGAGGTTAGGTGTTTCACTTTTGTGTTTCACTTTTTTTTGAGTTGAAAAGTGAAACAGAAACAACGGTGTAAACGGCTGAGAGACAGAAACTTGCGTTTCTCTTTTTCACCTTCTATTGAAAAGTGAAACAAAAGTGAAACAAAAAGTGAAACATTTGTAACGAGTTGATTTTTAAATAATTATACACTTTTTCTTCCCCTCTGTTTCCATTGTTTCACTTTTTTTTAAATAAAACAAATTTTGAAAAAATGAAAGAAAAAATTAACGGCGGAGGGCAAAAAAAGAGGCGGCGTTGCAAAGTGCAACACCGCCTCGTCAAATCACCTTCAGGAACAGATGATACGCGTCGTCACGACGCTGGAAAGTTTAGAAATGTGTACTAAAAATAAAGATATATGAGAAGTGACACTGTTCCGGTGGTGGTGAGAGTGCGCGGAGTCGGACCGCGCTTCGTGGTAGAAATGGTTGCGGTCTTATCTTGTAAGGTCGCAATCATCATCCCTCCCCTATCCGTGATGGAGGGCATCACTCTCGTAAAGAGCCCCCAAATGAGAGATTGGGGGTGGGGTCTTTCCCTCCTGTCAAAATACCGTCAACCACCGTCTTAGGGCGATTGGTACAACATTGTGGAATTAACAGCATTAGCAATCTTCAGAACGTTCACCTGGTCTCCGAATCAGTCTTAGGTACAGTGCTTTCGCCCGGCGGGATTCGCACCCGCGAGACCGCCTTTTCGGTCTCATTTTGATCCGTTGTTCAAAATTTTGTTAACTCTCTCATGGCATTTCTGCCGCTGTTTCTCTGCCGCTGCAGATAGTGGAACTGGGTGGAATCGAACCACCGCTCACCTAGGCGTTTTAATCCGCTGCAGGTTGCCCATTGCCTGCTTTCAGTCCCGGGTGCCGGTCTTTCCCGGCTGTCATGGAAGGCCTCAAGCCTCTGTCCGTTCCATTGAGAAGGCCGTGGTAGATTGTTTTGCCTTGACGCGGGAAATCTCGACAAATATCACGTTGCACTTATCCTTACGGGTGTATGGCGTGCACGCGAGGTTGTGCTTATGGCACTGGATTTGTTTTAGCCCGTGTCTGGCGAGGTTATTTCGAGTGAAGAAACACCCATTGCACAACGGCAGATTGCCAATTTGCTGTTGCACTTGCAATGTGTGGCCACTGTATGTGGTTGTTCTTGTTAGTTTGATATATTTCTTTTTCATGCTCAGAATGCTTTGTCACTGTTGATATAAGGGTCTTTCTCGCCTGCCACCGCCAGACCTGACAACTTAGCCTGGTCCTCATCGTTTTGGCGTATTAGTTTCTCCAGAGCCTCGCGGTTAGTCCTTATATAAATATATTCCGTCGGCTCTCCTGGTCCTCCCATGGGAGTCTCCTTGCGCCTGAGGATATGTCCCGGCTTCGATGTCGCGCACAGTTCCTTTGGATTGAACTCATCGGTGTAAGAGCACCACGACACGAAGGCCTTCATCTTGCGGTAGAACATATTCGTTGTGATGTCCTTCATGTTGTACTTCGTTCTGAAGTCATTGATTGCCACATCACGCTCCACGAGTACATCGAGGCGCTTGCTGTCCACCGAGAAGTATTCTGTAGCCCATTCCGTGAACTTATCGGCCATCGTCATGCGCGATGAGCGCAGCATGATGTTATCCATGGGCGGCTGTATCTTCACCCCAGAGGGTGCCAGGGAGATGTAGAACTTGACGCACTGCATTAGCAGATTAAAATCAGCGTTCCACTCTTCCTCGCTGTAGTCACCACCCATCAAGTCCTTGTCGAAGTCGTCGCGTATGGTGCGAGTCTCGTGATACTCGTCAGACCCTTGCGTAGCGGTATGATAGTAGTCGCTGTTCACCATGTAGAGCATACGGCGGTCTGAAGAGCCGTCGAATATCTTAGGAACGTAGTTGGTGGTGAACGCGAACTTCGGCGACTGTTCGAAGGGTATGAAGAACTGGTTCAGGTTCTTGGGGTTGACGGTGAGTCCACCTGTGATGTTCGAGTAAAACGTCTCGAACGGGAAATCTCTGAAGAGGTCATCGACGAGCACCATGCGGGTGTACCTGGTTACGCTTGCGAACTTGAAGTTGTTGTCCGCCACGTTTTTCTGCTTGCCGTCGAGTTTCGTCGAGTTGATGATTTTCGGCAGCACCTGCTCGAAGAGGAACGACTTACCGGTACCACCGTTAGCCTCGCCCATCTCGTCGAGTTTCCAGTCCATGGCAAACGCAGCGTATGAGCGAGACTGCTGCTTGTATCCCCAGCCGAAGTAACCTATGATGAACAGTTTGTTGGCGAGGCACCTCATCTGCTTGGCGTTCTCCTCCTCGGAGAGAGCCGGAGAAGTTATCTGGAACTTATGCTCACGTCGATAGGTGCGCCTTAGGTTGTCCGCATCAGGAGCATCCTCAAACGGTGCCTCCATCTCCTTGCGCCAGAACAGGCGCGAACTATTGATAAGGAACCCGAGTATGTTGGAACGGTGCTTCTCCTCCGGAAACGACACCTCCCAGTCCTCAGTGTTGTCATCGTTGCACTTTTTCTTGACCTCAAACATCGGGGAGAGGGGTTTGAAGTCATGCTGGATAATCTGGTCTTCCCAAACGTAAAACTTCAGTTTGGCAGCATCCTGCTTCCTGATGAATTCGATGCCAGAGGCAGACACCTTGACTGTTCCGTTCCGGAATGGGAAGAACTGAGCGCGGTTGGTGTAGTTGGTGAAGTCCAGTTCCACCGTGTCCACCTTCTCGAGTGCAGAAGGAGAACACTTAGGCGAGTCGATGATTAGATTCTGCACCGCCACCGGCTGCACCTCAGAGCGTTTGTCCTTATAACCAGGAATACACTCTTTGCCTTGTGACCAACGGATAAGGAACTCCGTCATGTCCGCAGGCGTCACCCGTTGCACCACGTTGCCGTCGATGCGGATAAATATCGTCTCTCCACTCTCGCGGTCGCGCAATTTATGATATCCGTTGAGACGCATGAAGTACAGTAGTGACACGGAATTGACCTCGTATTTCTCCTTGCCGTTCTTCAGTGTCGTCTTGGTCCAGAACGTTGCCGGCAATGCCTGGTCGAGAAGTCTGTTGAAAGTAGTCTGACAGTCCTCCACCACTTCGGTGAAGTCCTTGAAATCCTTTCGGTAGTGATGGCGGTTGTCGTGGTACTTCTGGAAGTAGTCCGGCAGCCACACCGTACGGATGTCGAGATGTCGCAGCGCGTGGTATGTGCCACGTTGCAGTCCTGTCTCGTCCTTATCAGGGATATTGTATATGACATCGGCGCACTGCAGTATCTGCTTCTCCTGCCATGCTTCCAGTTCGTCAGTCTCGGAGTTGAGCCAAATGGGGAAACCGCCGAGAGCCTTGACGGCAGCGCAGTCACGTTCTCCGCTTGCCATGACAGCAGCCTTGAACTTCTTATACTCGAGAGTTTTCCCCTCATTGGTGGGGTCGCTGTCGAAGTCCTGCTCCTGCTGCCTCTTGAACTTGCCGTATGCCTCGCGCAGTTCGTAGAGACCATTGACGTAACTGCGTTCTCGCTTTCCGGCAACCATGAAGCGGTACGCCTTGTTGAACTCGAGCGGTTTATAAATCTTGTAGAACGACGGTTTGTTGTCACCCGGCTTTCCGCACTTGCATTCGCGTGCGTAGATGGGGTAATCGTCGCATGAATATGCCTTTGTCACCATGCCACCCTTGGCAACACCACACCACACCACCGGGTGCCAGTTGAGCGACTCCATCACTTCCTGAGTGACGAGTTCTCCGAACACCTCGAGTTCTCGCTTGGTGAAGGTGTCGTCGTCGCGGAGTTCGTAGAGGACAGTGCCCTCGGGTGCCTCTGTAGGTACCTTCTCAATCTTCAGCGGTTTGTTGCGTTCGGGCTTGATGTCGTCGACATCAAGGTTCAGTTGCGTCACAATCCACGCCACAGCCTCCTTGAAGCCCTGAAGGTTGCACTCTTTGATAACCCAGTCGAAGCAGTTCCTGGGGATGCCGTCGTCACCGAAGTCAGTAGCCACCCAGTGCTGTTCATCGCCCTGTCCTATCTGCTTCAGATGCGCCGAGCCGGTTCGCTCGTCCGGACGGATTTTGAAGTTCTTGTGATAGTCACCGTTGTCGATCAGGCGTTTGGCGTCGTCCCATAGGATGCGAAAAACGTCTAATCCACCGTTGGTGGCTCTATAGATGGTCTCTTTTTTTATCATGATTATGCTCTTTTGCGTATGCAAAATTAGTGGTGTCTCTCGCTTGCGCGTCGGACAATTTCACCGAAGCCAGCGAAGGCCTTTCCCAACTCGGAAACACTCATAGACGCTGCCCTTGCCGCCTTATTTGCGCGCTCAATAAATTCCTTTCCTTCAAGGTATGTCTTCAGTGCTCTGCGATATTCCCACTTTCTTGCGTCCTTAGGCTCTTGCATGATTACCAAACTATGAACAAGTTTTGTGGGTATTTCACGGGTCATACCAAGAATAATTTGATCACGGGTCAGAATGTAATAACCAATTGCGTCGTAAACGTAATACTCTCCCTCATGGTATGCGGGTTCGGCTTTAACAATAAACTCCTCTGCAAAAGGAAACCCTCCTCGTGCAGTGAGCGGGTCAAAAAGTCTCACCCGCAAAAGTATCCTTCGGTTTTTTGCATCTCGCCAAACAAATGCCGCCAGTACTGCGGTGGCCACTGCAGCCAGTGCCACGAGGATTGTAAAATAATCTACCCCGCTCAAAAGGCTTGCAATGTATGTGGCGGCGTACCATGCGCCCCATGTAATAAGGAACAGGGCGACGATTATTATTGCTGTTACAAGTGGTTTGATATTATCCATATTAATTATGTTTATTTCTTTTTATGCTTTTTGGGCAAAATGTCACTGCACTAATTGGTGCAGCACCATCATAACGTGGATGGGCACAGCCCAAGTCATCAGTGCCACATTCCTTCATGGTGAGATGAGCAGGGCGGCACACATGTTCGCACCTATAGCAATTTATCTTCTTCATATTAATTGATTAATTTAATCCCATATCTCTCCATGAACATTTTTCGTGCCCATTCTGGTGCCTTGTTCTGGAATACGGCACCGCTCTCGTTAGGGCCGTTGTCGTGCTCGTCGCGGTATTGCTCCAGTTCGCTGACATACTGCTTGATGAGCATCACCAAGTCAGCGTCGGGCGATTCGCCGCCAAACATATGGTACATCTTTTCGATGTGGTAGATGTCCTGAAGAAACTTGTCGTTATAAACAAGAGCCTCGTTGTTGCCGTGAACGTAGGTAACGGCAAGGATTCGGGCTGCCAGGTCGCGCCCGAGGGCTGGTGTGCCGATGGCGGCAAAGGCTCCCAGCCAGTCACGATATAGTTCTGATGCGTGTTCCATATTAGTGATGTCCTTTCTTTACTTTCAGATGTCCGTGCTTACGATAGAGAGCATTGAGGTCTGCATCACAGAGAATGGTGTCGTACAATTGCTCGTAGGTGTATTCCTTCATCGTTTCCCATATCTGGGGAACGGTCAAGTCGCATTCTATCTTCTTTTGCAACTCATACCGCTGCTCATCGGTGAGGTCTATCACCTGGTAGTCGCCGTCCTTGTATTGGTTTTGCCGTTCCTGTTCGCGCTGCTTCTCTTGTCGTTCTATCATGGCAGAATACTTGATGCCCCACCGATGCAGCCAGCGTGCAAGCGTGTTGCGGTCGATGTTGAAGTTAGCGGCAAGCCTACGTTCAGGCACTCCCCAATTATATTGCTCAATGATTTTCTCTTTCTGTTCGGGTGTGAAGGCGACGCTTTCGGTTGACTTGATGCCTGGAGGTCTGCCAAGCATCACACCGAGTTTCATTCTCAGTCGCAAACCTTCCTTCGTTCTTTGCCGTATCATCTGACGCTCGATTTCAGCAGCCAGTCCGAAGGCGAAAGCAAGCACCTTCGACTGTATGTTGTCGTCGAGAGCGAAGTTGTCTTTGACGGTGTAAATCTTGCACCCCGTCTTCATGCAGAAGTGCAGAATATCCATCACCATGTAGAGGTCACGTCCCAGTCGGCTAATCTCAGCCGCTATCACGATGTCGTCTTTTTTCAGTTTCTTCAGCAGCGGGCCGAGGTTACGCTTGTCGGGGTCTTTGCCGCCACTCACCCCCTCGTCGGTGATGTATTCGTCAATCTTCCATTCACGGGCTTCGGCAAACTTCACCACGCCCTGTTTCTGTGAGTTCACGTCCTGCTCGTCGGACGATACCCGTAAATAACCGTAAATCATAGTTTGTAAAATGTTGTAATCTTAGTTGTCCAGGAGTTATCTGTATCAAAGTGGTAGAAACGGATACCTTGGGACCTGTGGTCGGTGTTCCTGCCACCTTTGGAGTTCTCACGACAGCAGTAATTGATATACTTACTACGTATCAACGGGTGGCTAGGTCTGAGAGCCTTTTCCGCGGCAACCGCAGAAGAGAACACGACCCATCTTCCTTCATCATTGATGGCAATCACTCTCTTTTGTCTCAGGGCACCAAAGTCAGGTCTTCCTTTCGGGCGGTACAGGTCGAGATTTTTCCAGCCTTTGGCACATCTCTTCTGTTTCCGTTTGCTTAGGAACTCGTCCCACTTCTTCCCCTTGTTAGCAGGGACGTTTCCCTTCATGAAACGGCCCGTCTTGCGGTTTCTGCCGGTATATTCCTGCTGAATGTTAAGTTCTCCGTATGGCATAATGAAAGGTGTTTAGGTTTATATCACAGCGCTCCTTGTCTAGTCATCTCCACAAACAGGCTATCCATTGCCGGAGAATGCCAGTTGCTCTCCTGGTATAGCGGTCCGTCTAGCCAGCACGGCCACCCTGGAAGTGTTAAGTCCTCGATGTCCTTAACGTGGGTTCTCACCCATTTTACCCACTCCAGTGTGGGTTTCTTGCAGCCTACGGTCCACATGGAACCTAGTATTCTGCTACTGTGGAAAGGCGCGACGGTCACCCCTACATGGAGCCCGAGTAACCTATTCAGCACTTGTTTGTCCGTCATTCCTGAGGCCAACAATTTCCTCATGGTTATTTTCTGCTTTTTCATGCTTCACTTTTTTATGTTCTCCCTGACCATCCATCCCATGCGGAATCCTTCAAGCATGCCCCACTCTGCTGCCTGCTTCACCATTTTCTGCATGTAGTCGCTGATGGTGTCGTGACTATATAGTGCGTTGCGCACTGGTCGGTTCATCAGTTCCTCTACTTTCCGTCTGATGTCTTGTTTCACCCCTTCGTCTGCCAAGGGGTTGGGTATTGTTTCTATCATGAGAATCGAATTTGCGGGTTCAGTTCTTTTATAAAGCCTTTCTCGTCATAGACAAGGAATTTTCTTGCCAAAGGCGAGGAAGGGAGATAGATGTTAAGGACGACACAACATTCGCGGTCTATCGCCATCTTACGTGCCTTGTTGAAGGCATCAACGAGTGGCATTTCAGATGTCGGCGACACCTTTCCCTTGGCCGTAAAGAATACTTTTACTTTGTTCATAGTAGTTGATATCTTATATGTTCCGGACAATACGTCAGTCCGTTCACGCTCAACGAGAGGTGTTTCTCGTCGATGTTGTAATTGTTAATCTCGAGAGGCACCTGCTCTTCATCGAGGAAGGGCATTGTGAAAGTTTCGATATTTCCATGCATATCGGCATAGGCAATAGACTCATTGCCATGTCGCGCGAGGGCAATCCTCACTTCATTCTTAGCCAGGCAGACGTGTAGGAGTTGTACGCCTGAAGGCAGTCTTGTTTCAAGTTCTCCTGTCTTCATGGCATCATTTTGAATGTTTCAAAATCACTACTCTAGGACTCTTGCCTTTTAATGGTCCTTCATAGACCAACTTGGCTCCGACTTTGTACATATAGGTTATGTAAGGTCCTTTTGGCTCAACTTGCTTCATGATGTAGGCATTGCGGCAACCGCTATCCTCCATCAATTCCTGGGCTGCTTTGAAAAGAAGTTCTCTGTTTGCAGACATCTTTGCTCCGTAGCAAGGAAATCCATCTTCGTTTACAACAATTATTAAACTGCTCATGTTAGTTTGAATTTAAAATATGTGAACTGCATTTATCAAAATTAGTAACCGGCACACCGCGCAAGCGGCATAGGTAGTGGCCATCAACGCGCACCAGGTTGCGGAATACGCATGTAGCACATATTTTGTCGGTTATCGGTAAATTTTCCATTGTTCTTTGAAAGTGCCCCTACTTTCTTTCGATTTCGGGGCTGCGAGGCTTCCGACGTATAGTGTGGAGTGACGGGGCTTTATATAATGGGACTAATAACTAAAACACACGGTTGCTCCCCGCCACTCCTATGTTCTCAAATAAGTTTGACCTGTGATATCCTCGAGGAGTTGCATTTCCAGCGGCTGGAAACTCTTTTTCTTGATTTTGTAAAACCAAGTCGGGTACCGCAGCCCCGAACGGCGAAGAAACTCCTCACGAACGTCCCGCTTTTTGCCAGGCTCCTGCGAGTTGTACCACTTCAGGAAGTTGTTGATTTTTTCGTCCATATTTGTTTATTATAAAATTTATTCTTAATTTTAGACGCAAAATTACAACATTAATTGAAATATCCAATTATGATTGATGAAAAAATACACTATATTTGAATAATTTAACAATTACTACTATGTTTAGAAACGATAGATTTGAAAGTGAGGTGAAGAGAATCGGCAAACAAAAGGTTCTTGAAGAACTGTTCAAAGGTGGTTCTGAATCTAAAATCAACCACTACTATGAAGATGGAGTCAACATAAGGCTTGACAAGTTAGAAGCCTTCTGCAGATATTTCAGCAAACCCGTTGATTTCTTCGTTGATCTGAGCGATGGCAAGAGCACCAGTTACGAAAGTGACAGGTTTGTTAGCGAGTCGGGTAATTACCTCGAAGAGGCGGGGCTGAAACTGGCTCACGCCAAGGAGAAAATCATTCTTTTAGAAAAGATAATCGAATCGAAAGACGAGATTATAACTATCCTCTCGGAAGAGAACAAACGTCTTCGAGAATCCAAAAAGGTTTGAGAAAATTCAATAATAATTGAAGTAAATGTTTGAAGCACAAATCAATGTAAAAAAAGACGCTCGGACGATTTTCGGACAGACGGGTGTCAAAATTCTCATAAAAATCATTAAAAATGTACACGCGTACATATATATATACCGGAATGCAAGGCGTACTTTCCAGTAATCCCGACCAAAAGAGGGTGGAAACGCTTTGAATGAAAGGGTTTCCACCCTTTGTCGCCCGAAAGTGGTCGGACGAAATTCGGACGCACCCGAGTATGGTGATTTTTTTGAGTAATAAGAACGTGGTTTGTGTCTTCAAGAAAATTTGAAGATATGAACAAAAAAAATTTATCTTTGTCAGTTCGGCGCATACCTGTAATAGAATGGACTGCGCCGATGTTTCACCAAGGTAAGGAGAACTACGTGGACTTCTACGCCTTTGACCCTGCTGCCGGCAGAATGCGGCGCAAGAAGGTGATGGTTGACAAGTTCCACACCAAGAAGGCGATGTGCAGTTACGCCAAACAAGTTATTGGCGAACTGACTCAGAAACTGATGCGCGGTTGGAATCCCTGGGTGGAGACAAAGAGCGCTGCACAGTTTGTTCCATGGGAGGAGGTGTGCAGCAGATACCACCAGTACGTGGTGAAGTTGAACAACGACCATTCGTTCCGCGACGAGACGATGCGCGACTACCTGTCACGTCTGAAGGTTCTTCAGGAGTGGGTGGCCACGTCACACTTCTCTGTGTATTACACCTATCAGTTGGATGAGTTTGTTGTGCTTCAGTTCCTCGACGAGATGTTCGTTGAGCGCAACTGGTCGCCCCAGACATACAACAACTATGTAGTATGGCTGAAGGGCTTCTGCAGATGGCTTATTGAGCGTCGGTACATCCACGATGACCCAACTGTAGGCATCAAGAGGGTGCGAAAGACCACGTCGAAGAACCGCACCGTAATTCCGGACCCGGTACTGACTAACGTCAGGAAATACCTGGAGGAGCACAACAAGCACTTCCTCCTGGCGTGTCATATCCTCCACTACATGTTCATCCGTCCACATGAGATGTCTCTGCTGAAGATAGGCGACTTCCATCTGCAGAAGAAGACGCTGGTGCTGCATGACGACCAGACGAAGAACCGTCAGAGTGCCGTTGTCACCCTGCCCGACCATATAGTGCGTCTGATGGTGGAACTTGAGGTGTTCCGTCATGCCGACTCCGACTACCTCTTCTCAGATGGTTTTGCACCAGGCAGTAAGTGGCGCGACTCGAAGCAGTTCCGTGACTACTGGAACAACCATATCCGTAAGGACCTACGCCTTCCTGCGGAATACAAGTTCTACTCTCTGAAGGACACCGGCATCACCAACATGCTGCGCTCCAACACCGACCCTCTGAGTGTTCGTGACCAGGCACGTCACTCGTCGCTGCTTATAACCAACACGTACACCCCTCTTGACATCAAAGATGCCAATCCGCTTATACTTGGCTACCGTGGAGTGCTCTGAAGCCATGCATGACTCTCGCTGCTTATGTTACTTTTTGGCACTTTCTTTACCATGATGAAGCGGTTATGTTAGTTTTTTCCGTTTTCTTACCCTGATGTAATGTGAAAGAAAAGACATTTATTTGTCGTTTATCTCGTTTTTTTTACTTGTATGTCATCGTTCTGCGCGGATTGCGGTAGATTGTCCCCTGCTGCTTTCCGCCTCTCTTTTTTGCCCGCTGTCGATGTCGTTGACCTTGTTTCATTGTTTCTTCTCCTCGTCGCGGTTGTTGTGATGGAACATGATGCCGTCATGTTGTTTTTCCGTTTTTGCTGCGTCTGGCGGTTTGATTTTTCCTTAGCAAAGTTAGCACAGCCCACGAACGTCAAGTACCGCGTGGCTATTTCTGCAGATTTATTTCCGACACGCTTTCCCCTTTTCAATGAAAAGAGGTATTTCATAAAAAATCTGCGAAATTCCTTGTCTTGTTGTTTTCCGCTGCATGCAGACAAATTGCACGTAAAAATTACAAAAGCGCCAGTCGCTTCAAGTTAAACTCTTAAAAAACAAGAATCATGACAGCAATCACAATCACATCACGTTTCACCACCGCAACAAGGGAAAGAAATACATACTATACAGTAGTAGTCAATGACTTCGACGGCGATAGCAAAGAGTATGAGATAAGCGCTTCAAGCGAGCAGGAGGCAAGCCGCAAGGCAGAGAACATCGCTCAGAACGAAGGCATCCAAGTAAGTTATATCGAGGTTTACAAATAAAGTCAATCACATTAAAACATCAAGATTATGAAAACTAAGAGCATCATGGTAGAGAGAGTGAAGTCCAACCGCAGCGAGAGCCGAGTATGGCGAGTTTATATCCCCGGCAGGAAGAAGTACGAGCAGTACTGCAAGAACGTCAAGAGTGCGTTGCACTACATGTTCCTTGTCAAGAAGCAGACCGGCTTGCCCCTTGACGACAACAGTTACTGCCGGTTGATGTGGGAGTCGCGCAAGTGACTCCCATTATCATGAGCAAGCCCTCGCAATCACTGCGAGGGCTTGTCGAACAATTACTACTAAACTAAAATTCAAATACTACTATGAAAAACAAAATTGTGAGTTACAAAATTCCAAGTGCTGTGAGTTCTTCTTTCACTTCACCTATGAAGGCATCGTGTTCTTGGACCTCTTCAATATCTTCGCCCTTGCGTTCCTTCCGGCTCAAGGAAGAGGCGAAAGATGCCACGTCCATCGCGTTGTTCAGCCCGTAAGCAGCCATTTCTGCAGCGTTGATACACTTTGCTCTTGTTATGGGTATTGGCACTTTCAGTTCCATTGCCCTTGTACCTTCTTCTGTATCTTCATGGAAGATATAGACATTAGCCACCGACCCACGTTCGTAGGCCACCACTTTACCGTTTCTCCTTAGGAGTGTTCCCTGTCCGTCTTTGACAGACTCAGGAACCATTACTTTGCTTATAATCATCATCTATATATGTTAATTGATTGGTGCTCCCCTTAAAGATATACCCGCACTGGTTTTCTATCTCTGCTTCTTCTATGGGCAGTATGTTGGACTTCCCAAATTCCTTTTCCCATAATTCCATCGACTGAATGAGGCAACTGTAATTCCCGTGAAACTCTCTTGCCTGGATCTTTCCCGTCGGCTGCCCGTCCTTTGTCTCTGGTATGCCGATTAGGCACTTTATCCAGTTGGCCACGCCGTCTCCGTTTCTCCTTATCTCATAGTCATAGATTGTGAAGACAGTGTTGTTTTCCGCCAATTCTTTTACCTCAATCTTCCGCGCATCCATTTTCCTGTCAATGCGCTTTCTTGATGACAGTTCTTGCAATTTCATGTTCCTTTCTATTTTAGTTATCAATCCGAATGCGTCCGCGTGCGACAACATGCCGTAGTAACTTGGCCATGCCTTAGAGTCGCTTTTCCGTGCTCTTTTCTCTGTGCTCTTCCTGATGGTAGTATAGCCCTTATCGTGAGAAGTTATTGTCTTATCCCCGTTTCTATGGAAGACATATCCGCAGAAATCGATGCTCTGCGTCATCGGGAATAACGACACGTCATGTCGTTTCATTCTTAAACCGAGGTCGTACCACCACCAGTTGCGCAATCTCCATTTCGCTCTCTGCAGTTCTTCTGCAGTTTGCGCCGCAAGGAAATAATTGTCGGCATACCTCAGCACCACTGGAGCCATGGAATGCACCATGCAATCCATGTCAAGCATTATGATATGATGCGCCAGCGGTGATGACGGTGTGCCGATAGGAAACTCTCCATCAGGAGTGAACACCACGTTGACATAGAAGTCAATGAGGCGTTTGTCCTCAATAAGTCGTTTCAGTTTCTTTCGGAATACCTTGACCTTGATATGCTCATAGCATTTCCTCTGATCGCAAAGCATTCCGTACTTTAGGTCAGTTCTGTCATAGACCAAATGTTTCATCCTTCTCACCACACTTCGTTTTCTCTCCTTCGTAGTTATTCCGCATCCCTCTTTACAGTTGAGGGCAATTAGCGGGTCATGCTTGTCGTAGATTGGAGTGACATTCAGCACGAAGATTGTCTGCAGTACCCTCGTGTACAACGATGGCGAAAGCAATTTTCTCCTTTTCCCGTTGGCGTTCGTTTTTTCGAGACGACGGTACTGCAAATTCTTTACGTAGGAACCATCGGCAATGTCGTGGAGGAGCATGTCAGCATAAGCATCCTTCTCCTCCATCATGCGCTTGACCTCTGGTTTCCCTCGGTGTCCTCGCGCCGCCTTTTCCATTGCCTTTAATATTTGTTCTTTCGTAAACATTCAAGTGCTTGAGCATGACATCAGCGGTATCTCAACCGCCTTTGCCGGCAGTCTCTTTACATAGAATGCTCTTACTGCCCTGTCTTATAAATTCGGCACTTCAGGCCACGACACCGACACTCGTCTTTTACACTTCAGCAGACCCAGCATTAGTAGCATTACAATTGGAGGCCAGGTTATTGCAATTAACCGAGCGCGCCGCATCAATTGCATTAGCAGCATTGCCACGAACACGGAGGCTATGTCGGTACCGTTTTCTCAACCATCCTTTCCCGTTTCAGTGGGCAGGTCCCTTTGCCTGTCTTGTCGGGAGACGAATGGATTTTAGTTGAGCGGTCGACTGCGTCGACCTTTATTGCGACTGCGTCGCTGCTGCGCTTTCTACATCGAGAAGCACTTGAGCAGACCCAGCAAGAGTAGCAGTACAAGAGGAGGCCAGGGTAGAGCAATAAACCGAGCGCGCCGCAGCAATGGCAGAAGCAGCAGTGCCACGAACACGGAGGCCGGCACGATAGCGATGGTTCGCTGCTGTACCTAAAGACGCCTCCCATGTGTAGCAACATTCTCCTGTTGTTATGCTTGGCGCCTTCTCCAATTTCCAGACTCCATAAGAAGTCCTTAGACCCACACAATCGCTTTCTGTGAGTTCCGCCTCGCCAAGATGCTCATAGTCAGACATGAAGTCATAGTCTGCTGTCTGTTCCACCACATGATTGATCCCCTTCCACTTTGTCTGATCACACTCAATGTACTCGCGCACACGATGCGCCGAGTGCTGGTATGTTGTGACAATCTCCAGTCCACCTCCCATGTACACAAAGTGGTCGCCGCAAAGATTCATTCCCTCTGCTATAGGAGCACGCAAACGACACTCTATGTCGAAGGTTACGGCTTGTTTTCCGCTGTTGAAAGCGTGCAGTGTCATTGTACGAGTACGGTACAGACGCGCGTTCATTCTTCCGCTGAGTAGTGGTGTGGCACCAGTAGGTGTCTGATATGAATACGTCTTTCCATAGAATGTGAAGTCATGACCTGGCGCCACGCCAAGTTCTGCTGCCATAGACAACGCCATTTGCGCTTCCATGCAGAACATCTTTGGGGCCTGTCTATTCAGCAAATGTGACATAGAGGTACGGTGTCCGGCATTGTCATAATAGATTGTACTATTACTAGTCGACCACTGTGTATATGTCCACGCCGAAGCCGTTGACAATTTGTGTCGGACACCGCCATCTGCTAACCAGTTTGTAGCGTTATTGCTCATATCGTTAGACGATATTCCTGACGAGAACCTCGCTGCCGTATAAAGGTTTTTTGTTCCATAGGCAAGTTCTAGGCAAGTGATAAACGTGTTCCACGGATGCCACCCGCCCTCTGCCACAGGATACGGCTTTGTCGGGTCTGCGTTGCATGCCCTTGCCTTCTTGGCATTTTTCGCCTGGTTTACCCCGATGCCATCGTCGCCAGGATAGAGGGCATTATCTCCCTCTACATCGTTATCCAACACTCGGGGATACGTTCCGTCACCGAAGAAAAGTTCACCCGTGCCCGTCAAATCGTTCGTAGGTGCCAGTCCGTTACATCCCACCTCTCCAGTAGGATAGTCAAAATAAAAACAACGCAGTTGTCCGTTAATTTCCGTACATGGTCCCGCCGCTATTCCTGTGGGAACGAGGGGATGCAGCCCCTTCACACCGTCCACCTTGCCATTATCAGCGATGATTCCGTTCAGTTGGCTGCCGTCGGCACCTTCCTCATGATCGAGGAGATAGACAGTATCCTTGCGTGCTATGAAGATGCTGTATTTTGTTTCGACCGTTTCCCATGGGCGCAGTATGCGCACTTCCTCTCCTTCTGCATTGTAGAGTTTCTGTGTCATTCCGTACTCATTGTAGAAAGTCTCAGGATTGTATTCTCCGGCATGACAATATAGGTTCTCGTGGTTAGGGTCAAGGTACAGTGTCTGCATGAGGCACTGTCTCGCCTGTCCCGCTGTTATGCCTATCGTCGGCGCAAACGAACCATCCTCAAAACGAAGAAAGTTGTTTCTCATCAACCAGCCTACTGGACGTTTCTTCACTTCACCATTCACGGGTGACATGTCAACAAGAACAGGGTACCAGTCAAGAGCAAGAGACACATCGCCATCAACACGCATTGCATCCGGATTCATGGTTGCCCATGACTCCCAACGTCCTACGCAATACTTATTTGATGTTGTCGCCTTGCTGGTGATTTGCCTTATCTTGTCGCCGTACTCGGAGAGTTTGGCGTTCCCAACAGGAACATCGTTCTCCTCGATGGCAGCCTTAATGTCTGCCTTGCTTTCAAGTATTCTTCGGAGTTTTTCTTTAATTGTTGCCATATATTTGAGTTTGCAAAGGTAAGTATAATTTATTTAATTTAGGGCATCCTAGAAAAATTTTAATTATCTCCCTGCTCGTCATCAACGAGTTCTGGATCAGGTGTTGGCGACCAATTCCCCTCTCCGTTTATCTCGTCGAGAATGTCGGATATATCCCCTATTAGTTCCTCCATTCTCGCGATTTCGTTCGACACTGTATTATGCATCTCTACTTTGAGGTTTGCAAAGTTCTCCTGCCTTTGAGCCTCGTTCTGCACGAGCATTCGATTAACGTTCTGAGTGTCAGATACTAGAGTCTCGAGAGTGGTTTTTAGCGGAGTCAGGTCATTCTTAAGTGTTGTCAACTGCGAGACGAGAGCCTGCATGCCTGGTACAGCATTAGCAATCTCGTCTTCCAGAGTGCTTTTAAGGTTAGCAATCCAACCGCTCACTGTTGTCTGAAGCGCATCGATGCGTGCGCCAGTGGTGCCGTTTATTTCGCTCTTCAGGGATTGCAGAGCGGAATAGATGACGAGGTTTTTGACGAAGTTAGTCGATGTAGGGCTGATTTCATCGTCCCCCACGCTGGGTAGGTTGTCTATTTCTTCCAATATCGCCTGAAGTCGGAGGCCTATGCCTTCGATTACCCCACCTACACGTTCGGCGGTGTTTCCTCCTTCGGTGGTTTCCCCCGCGATTTGCTGTCCAATCTGTATAATCTCTTGTGGTGTCATAATGTATATATGTTAATGTTAATCAAATGGTAATGAGAACGTTCCATCGAAAGTTCCGTGGCCAGCCATTGACGTTGCCGTGTCCACCTCGTAGATATCTCTCTTGTCGGCGATGCGCCATGTGAGAGTTATTGACTCCGGCGCTGTCTTAGACTTGCGGAACTTAGCGTCGATGTCCGTAATGGTGACAGGCACCATCATCCTATAGTCGGCGAACAAGTTCACCTCAGGCGAGCGGTGGACCTCGAGCACTGTTGCCTTTTCCTCTCTTGATATCCACCCGCTGTTAGTCTTATGCTCCAGCCAGAACTCCGCGTCGAGACGGGAGTATCTCCACTCGCACTGCCCAAAGTCAGCATCCATCTCATGCTCCTCCTCGTCGATGCCTCTGAAGACGTAAATCTCAGGCAGTCCGAAAGAATTGATGAAAGCAAAAGGCGTCTCGGTGTAGTAGTGGTTATGGTCCACCGTGACATGAATCTGGTCAGTCTGCTCCCCTGCTGTTCGCAGAATGATATCATACGAATGAACTTTACAATTCTTCCACACCCTCGGAGATATCCTCGACGAGAAGAGCGCATTCATTGATGCGTCAAGCAACTGGTACCCAGAGCCAGTAGAATAGGAAGCGATATCAATAGTGGCCTCCTGCCTTGAGCCGTCGTATGTATATACCACCCTTGCGCTCACCCGTCTCGTCACGTTTCCCATCTTTGGCACCCACACCCAGAACTTCTGATTAGGAGTCACACGAGCATGGTCTATCTGCATGGGGAACTCGTCCATGTCGCCTACCCCCTCGCGGTAGTAGCCGGAATAATAGTACACCCTGCCGTTGAAACTCTGCGAAGTCTCAGGGAAAGAGAAAGTGATGTCGGCATACGGTTTGCGCAGCGTTTCGGCTGTTGATATGCCACCCTTCATCTCTTGGCTGAGAAGAATAGCCTGGTTGACAAGTTTGGACAACTCACCAAACCTCACCACCCCATCGACGGGAGTATATGTGGCGGTGTTGTCATACCTTGTCACCCCATCGGCATCGTCGATACGAATGCGCACCGCCACGTCATCCGTTGCGGCCACATACACATCGTCGAGTTCTGATGCCCATAGTGGAGGAGTAAAGTTCTTCAGTTGCGGCATATCTTACGAGAGTTTACGTGTTGTTCCTGCCCCGCTGTCGAGCGTGGTGAGGATAGTGTTGCGGAAACGGAGTTCCACATCCTTGTTGAACTTCATCTTCAGGAAGAGTCGAAGAGGGTCGAGAATGTTCTGGCGGTCGAGCCATGCGTTGGCAATATTCACGAGGAACGCCTCACGGATATTGCTTCCACCCTGATTGCCAGCATACACGCCACCCGGCATCTGCGAGCCCATCACGTTAGGGTTCACCATGAGAGCGAAGAGAATCTCCGAGTTCGCTGCTGAAGAAGTAACCAGGTTCTCCTGTCCTGCGTTGTACTTGTTTGACAGCGGTGTAATCTTCCACTCCTCTTCAACCCGTCCGTTATACTCGTTGACGGCATAGTTGGTGAAGATAGGCTTCTCGGCGTTCTCCGGTCCGAGAAGGTTTCGCTCTATGCTGTTCATGTACTCGTTAATCTTCCCCTCACGCTTCTTCGCGTCATTCTCGAAGTCCGCGAGCGGAAACTTCTTATCCCAGAAGGAATAAGGAATCTGCACATGCCACTTCCATGTGGTCTGATTCTTATATGCAGTCCGGAGGAACTGCGGTATCTTGTGCGCAATGTCAATCCACCCCAGAACGTATGCAGCCCACCATATAGGCTCGCTGTATATCTCATCGTTAGACCAGGCATCCCTCACGGCATAGGCGAATCCACGCGGCATCTTACCTCGGAACTGCAGCACCTCTGCGTGAAGTTCCGGGTCGAAGTCCATCAGGAGCGGCAGCGTCCAGTAGTCAGGTCTGTCCTTCTTGTCAGGCGACTCATGTCTGCTCGTGCCCACCGCTGCGTTCTGCCATGAGTTAGCCACAATGCACTCCTGGTTGCCGTCCACGTCAGGCACCGTGAAGCGGTAGTGCAAACAGTTGAGCGCGTTGATACCTATGATATCCCCCTTCGCGTTCGGGACAAACTGAGCCACACCCACTCCCACCTTCAGGTAGTCGCGCAGCACCTTCTCCATGTAGCGTCGCACCATGCGCGACGAGATACATTCCTTGATGGCATCATCCTTGATGGGCGTCAGTATCTCGTTTCCGTCGTCGTCGTAACCCGTCACCTCGCACGGGAAAATTCCCTGCCCCATTGTCAGGCGCATGAGGAACTTCAGACCCGTGTTGAGCACTGTTGTCGTGCGCACGGTGTCGATGGCCATTGCAGGAAACATATTGTCTTTACCCCACGACACTACACGCTTATTATCAAGATAGATGAAATCCCTCGTGTCGTCGTCATAGGGGAAAAGAGCCCTTGAACGCTCCTTTATAGCCTCGCGGTCGCTAACAGTTGACGCGAAGAAAGATGTTGACTGCATCAGAAGAGGCGTGCCCTCCTTGTTGTACTCTATTTCTACCATGGTTATGTTGTGGGTGATGTTTGACGGTTGTATCCATTGCTCCAGTCAATGGGATGACCGTTGAGTTCGATGATATTCGTAATCTTCACCGGGAACACGTGTTCCTCGGGGTTGCCCTTGCAGTCGCATGGTTGAATCCCACGGAACCGCATCTTCTTCATGTTCACCCCCTTCACTCCTGTGACATACACCTGAGGGAAGAAGTGCAGTTTCCCCTCGAGAGTGCAGAACTTGATAGACATGATGCGTTTCTTGCCGTCTGGCAGTGTGCGAGCGTCCAGTTCGTCGATCATCTGCCTGGCCGTCATCGGTGATTTATTCGTTTCCTCCATTATTTCAAGATATTCAAGTGTCATATTACCAGTTATATAGATAGCCGACGGAGACTGTCGGCGACTGTTGCGGGAAGTCATATCCTGCCGCGACGAACCAGTGCCGGTATCGGTATGCCGCCATGAGAGCCGCGTGGTTGCTTCCCAGAGAAGAAAGCAGACCGAGAGAATGGTGCCTCGCGAATCTGTCTGAATTGAGAGTGAGCATTACCTCACGGCCTGCTATGCTGTTTCTCCACAAGGTGTCGCGTATGACGAGCATTGCAGTATCGTTGTGGAACACCGTGTCACGGTAGATATGTTCCGCGAGATATTGACGAATAATCTCCTGCGTATCCACAGGCTCCGGCGGTATCCGCTTAGTCTGATATATCGTCTCTGCAGGGGAAGGAACTTTCCGTGTTCGCCACTGTATTTTGGCAGACGGTTGAGGAGCCTTGTCAGCAGGCTGCTGGTCAGAGCAGCGAGACACGAGCACATTGACACCCATGCCGGCGAGGAACACAATCCACGCCACCACTATCCAGGCACCTATCTCCTCAATGTTAGGCTTCTTCATGTTTCTCATCTCTTATTAATTCTCGCAACTGCGCTTCCGCTTGACCAAGTTTCGTTTTGAAATAGATGCTCACACCGAATATTCCACCGGCATAGGTCAGAGCCTGAGCGATGTACCATAGCACTCCATCAGCGATGTCGTACCCATTGAGGAAGAAAGACAGGAATGCCAGTACGATACCGGATAGTATCATTGCCACTGCCGTGCCGTACTGCACCCATTCTTTGATGTTGTTCGTCATATTGTCTATGTTTCAATGCAAAGATAGTTAAATCAGAGATATAACGTTAGGACACCTCCTGTCAGTGTCTCCTCACGTTTCGCTGGGCCATTTCCGCTGCCCTCATCCTTGCCTCCCTGATGCGTCTGTTCATGATGCGGAAGGCGTCTGTTGCGGGTATTGCCTTGTACTTCTCCATGTCTGCCAGGTTATCCCCTACAAGAGCATCGAAAATGCTCACCCAGTCAACAGGCTTCGGTTTCCTCTGCCTTTTGTTGCGTCTGATGCCAGGTTCTTCCTCCTCTGGTTCTGGAAAGACCAAGGGGAAAGCGCGTGACAGCCATGACCTGATAAGAATGAAGTTGAGAAATACCGCCTGCTTCGTTATCTCCGGCAGTCGCTCGACCTGCTCGATGTGCTCGTCGAGAACAACAAGTCTCTTGCTGTTCTGCAACTGAGGCTCCACAGGTTCCTCGACGGAGAACACCTCATTGTCCCTCTTATACAGTGACGCTATGAAGGCGTGAAGATTGTTCCTCTCCTGATTGACGCAATAGAGGGAGAAGAAAGTGTCTGCAGTCATAAACTGCTGCAGAGAGCATCCCTTCAGTCTGTCGCCTGGAGACTCGAGAGACGTTCCCGGGAGAGTTTCGATGAAGAAGGCGTTGTGGGGTTCGCGGAGGTTCTGTATCCAGTCCAGTTCGTGCATGAGCACCCACATCTGATAGTCGCTGAGAAGGCTAATTACCATTTTCCTGATGCCAAGAAAATGGTGTAGGAACTCGGACAGGCCTACCTCACCCAGCCACAGTTTCACGGCATAGACAAACTGTTTTGCATCCAGTTCACGCCAGTTCTCGGGGAGAGTCGTCTTTATCGTCCTCGTCCTGAAGAACCTACGATATTCGAGAGTGATATTCTTCATATTAGTCAAAAGGTTTAGTGAAAGTCTGGTCAAACGTTCCTTCTATGCGGAAGCGCTCCTCGATGTCAGTGACACACCGGTTCTCGGGCAAGAGGAAAGACGCGCGGACACCGTAGAGAGCATTCTGCTCGTTCATGATTTCCTCCACCTTCATGCCGTCGAAGGAGATGCCGAACAAGAACTTGTGCTTGCGTGAGCGCCGGTCGGTCATCATCATCATGACAAAATCATTCAGGATGCTGTCGCACTTCTCTATGGCCTTTTCTATCTGGTCGTAGTCGGCAGTGTCTGTGACATGCTGCCATATGTCGAGAGTCATATTAGCGTAGCGGCGAAGTCCGTTGCCGGTAGTCCTGTATGTGTAACCCTCGCGGTCGAGGAACACACCAGGATAACGCATCTGCTGAGCAAGAGCAGTGTTGCGTCTGTCGGTGCTCAGGTCGATGAAATGAATCTCGTCGTCTCGGTGATGGATGTCATGGTGACGGCGACAAAGGTCGATGATATATTCTTTAAACATAGTGCTATTTTTTTAAAGTTACTCTTCATCAGGAACCACCTCGGACTGCTGTGGTGGCGCTGCCCATCCCGCTGCCTCGTGTGCATTGTCAGGCAAGTATCTGTTGGTGTCGTTGTCATCAGTCTTCATGATGGCCATTGAAAAATCCCCCTCAGGCAACTCACTTATTTCCGTTGTACCTCGACTGGTACCCGCCTCAATGGTCACGTCGCATGTTCGGTACTGCGAACCATCAGAATAGCCAACTTCCACCTCTATCGGATATTCCAGGACCTCTGATGTTCTCACGTCGATAGTACCTCCTACGTGTTCGGTGCTTGCGAGGAATGCGACAGAGACATATACCTCCTTAGTCTGCACAGGCACGACTTCGGCGGTGTATGACGTACGCCCATCATCCACCGCAGGCGTGATGTCGCCATCGAATGCGAAGTTGTTGTAAGCCATGAGACTGCTGTAGAAGTATGCCGTGCGCGTTCCCTTCTGCATGGTGAATACCTTACGCATGACAGTCTGTGCGCTTCGAGCGATGAAGGCAAACGACACGTTGCATGGCAGCGACTCTGAAGAGAGAAAGACAATGCGTCCCTCCTTCTGGTACACCTTAGCCGTTATGGTTATGGTGCGTTGCGGCAGCACCTCTTCGGCGTTGTCAAGCACCTGGTAGAACGTTCCCTCGATGACCTCAGAGACGGCGTTTGCCGTTGCACGATGCTTCAGTTCCGCGCAGAAGAAGCGCTGATTTCCGATGATGAAAATCTTCCGCGAGTCGCGCAAGTCAAGCGAGCGGAACTTGATGGTAACCGGCTGTGTGAAGTTAATATTGAGGGTGTTCTTGTAGTAGCGGTTATACATTCCCGTCTCTCCGAGAATCTGCATATTGCAGAGAGGTTCGCCGTAGTCGTGGCGGGCTGTGCGAAGGAAGCAAGGGAAAGCCCAGTAACCGCCGGTCCATTTCCCGCGATAATCTTCGGAACCGTAGAGCGCATACGTTGTTGCCTCGACTATATTTGACGGCACCACGACAGGGAGATAGATGAAACTTGTCGCGTTGTATTGCCAGTTGCAATTTTTCTTGCCGAGATAAAATCCCACAAACAAGCGTTCCTCCATATTGTCCAGTTCAGCGCCCTCGTTGATAAACTCGTTCAGGCCCTTCTCGTTGCTGTCTGTCGATTCCGTGTCCGGAATGTCTGACTGTCTAGCAAACGGTACTGGCAAGAACACCTTCCTGTCATTGCGGTATGCATCTTGCCACCAAACTATTTCCGTGGGTATTATTTTCAGTTTTACCTCGTCGTCGGTTCGCTCGTCATAGTGGCCACTGTATTGATTAACAATACGTATGCACATTGCCGTCGGCTTCTCTCTGTCGTCGATTGCTCTCAGTACAATGAGGTTATTGTCAGTATAACCCATATCCCTATACACTATTGAACGATTATATTTTGCCGCGACGGTATTCTTAGACCACCCCCATGTAGGCATCACCCCATCGTTCATGTGCAGCCAACAGTTCATGAAATGCTCCTTGAAGACAGGGTCTGTGTATTGGCTGCTATGGTCGGGACAATCCTCTATGAGCAATGTCTTCCACAGTTCTTTGTCGATGGCCCAGTAATTGTATGTCTCCGTCTTGGGGAAGTCGTATGAAACGTTGTGATGAAGCAGTCCCTCTGGCGAGTCCTCGTCGTACTTGCGTTGGATATCCCCGATGATGTCGCTACTGTCAATAACTTCCTCCCCGGCATTGTCGTAGAAGAAGTTCTGCTGAAGTATCTCAACCTTTTTCTCTGCCTGGTCAACCACGATGACGCAGCCGGTGAAATTCTCCACCATGGAAAGGAAGTCATCAATGAGCATGTTGGGCATCATCTCGGCGTAGTTCCGCGAGTGATAACCGTTTATCACCACCAACTTGCTCATTGCCGGGTCTTCGCGGATGAAGTTTGCCTTCATGGTGTAGCCCAGTGCCTGCACCACACGCTCTACGATGGCGTAGAGATAAGGCAACGGGTTGAACGTGGTGCCAGTGACAAATGTCGCCTGTTTGTTGGCACCAATACACATCTCGTTGTAGATGACATTGTCCTCGTAGTTCACGTACATGAATGTGCCAGACAGGAGAAACTCGTTCTTGACGCAGACTGGGGAGCACACGAAGTCGTAGGTACCAGGAGTGAGCGACTGCATGGCCACTTCAGGAGTGAGTTCTGGCGTGCTTCCGAGGTCGAGCGAGTGCAGCGTCTGGTCGCCTCCTGAAAGATAGTTGAGTTCGGAGTTGCCGGATACAATCTGTATCTTCGCCTTTCGCTCGTCTATCTCCAGCACTATTTCGGTGCCCTTGATGACGATTCCCTTCTCGGAGAAGAGTACAGCAGCCCTTCCTGAAGGTCTTCGCGGACAGTCGATGCGGTGCATGTCGTGATAGACATAGGCGTTTTGCGGGTCCCCGAGGTCGATGTCTATGTCAAGAGTGTGCTGCCCCTCCTTGCTGAAGAGAGGATTGCGGTCGTAGAACTCGAACGACGAGCCTGCCGAGAGGTTGACGCTCATCGCGTCTATAAGTAGTGTTAGCATGATGATGATTTTAGCGACGTGATACATTGGATTTCATTTTATCGGTGAGTGTCTGCGCTTCAGATATTCCGCGCTTGCCCGTGATATAAGTCTCTGCTATCAGCGGTTTCTCCAGTCGCTTTGACAGTTGCCGCATCAGATTGACCATCTCTGCAGGCATCTGCGGGACGACTGTTCGCTGGGTGTTGTTGTTTGAAGGTTGAGCGACTGTTGCATAGTGCTGCGATGGCAGTACCGCTGCCACGTCCTGCGGTGTAAGGTTCTGGACGTTGCCCACGCGCTGCGCATGGTCTATCAGGTTGAGAACTGGAAGTATGTTAGGGTTGCGAGTAGCGTAGCGGTTGGCTACGAACTCATTGGCGTGGACAATACCTTTTGGCTCGTCCCATGCGCCAGAACCAGTGAAACCTCCTTTGTCGAATGCCTGGACAATTCCCTTTGCTATCTCATAAGGTGCATGGGCAAGAGCCATTGACGCTGCTGCTCGTATTGGTCCTATGATGGGACCATACTTCGCTATGCTGTCAGCCATAATAATGGCATCGTCAACGATGAGTTGCTTCTCGAGATAATCAATCATCGAAAGAAGGATTGACTTCAATACGCTCTTCAGAGCCTCCTTGATGCCGTCCTCTTCGCCCTTCAGGGCAGACGTCAATCCGCGTCCTATTGCATTGGCCACTTCGAGCATACCCTTATAGGCTATGTCACGCATGCTCTTCTCATGCTCCATGAAGGCCTCTTTTGCTTTGCGTTTACGATCTTTTTCCTCTTGGGCAGCCTGCTCGTCGAGTTCTCGCTTCTGCTCCATGAGTTCTATCTGATTTTCAAGAATCTGCTGTTTGATTTGCTCTCTTTGTTCCGGCTCGAGGTTGAGAACTTGTAGTCTCTCTTCGAGTTCCTGCATTTCGAGTTCACGAAGTTTTTCTGAGTATTCCTCGCGTGATTCCAATTCGCCATCGAGATACTGTTGCGCGGTCTTGTTTCGTTCCTCCTGATACTTTTCGTCAATCTTCTTCAAGTCATCTTGAACTTGCTTCTTAATCTCCCTCTGCTTCTCAGCCTCTATCTGCTCCGTTGTTTTCTCCTTTGGAGTTCGGTCACTGCGTCCGTTTTTGCCCGACTTGCCGCCAGACGCGCCACCTCCATGAACAGGTGGAATTGGCGGTGCTGGCGGTGGTACTGGTGCAGCAGATACAGCAAGTCCCTTTGATGCTGTTGTTATTTCCTTGTTAAGGTCGTCGATGTCCTTCTGAGTCTCGCTTATTGCCTTGTTTGTTTCTGACAGTTGCTGCCGTGTCTTGGTAAGACGGTCTTGCGCCTGTTTTGTTGCAATGTCAGTCCCCCTAGATATGACTTGCATACCCTTAGTACCGAGTTTGTTTGCTGTGCTATTAGCGGACCACTGTGCTGCTGTCAGTGAGAAAGCGTCTTTACTTTCCTGCTCCTGTAATGTTCCGCGCTGCTTCTCAAGATTTCTTTTCTTTCTATAAGCAGCCTCCAAGTCTTCTTGTGCCGCCTTCAGTTTGATAGACCTCTCTAGATTCTCGAGATACCTCTTCAGTGCTTCGGTATTGTTATTGATAAGTTTGCCTTCTGTCGTCAAATCGGCATGATAGCCGGGTACGATTGACTTAAGTTCGTCGAGTTTTGCCTTGCGCAACTCATAGGAGTTGTTGGAATTGTTCACCATCTCGATGAGTGCCTGCACCTTCGACGACTCCTCTTCGTATTGCTCACTGGCACGTTTGTGAGCCCTTGAAACGGCATCCATCTTCTGGACTTCCTCGTCGTGCTTTGCCGCTGCATCTACCAGCAATCCCATCAGTGTTGTTATAGCCGCGATGGCCACTCCCCAGGGATTAGCCTTTATCGCTGTTGCGAGGGCCTTGAAAGACACTATAAGTTTCTCGTTCCAGAACACCTGAAGTTTTGCAAGAGAAATGGCATAGAGTTGTCTTGCGTTTGATATTGCAAGAGTGGCTGCAAGAGCAATAAGAGTGACACGATGCTGAGAGACAAAGGTGATAAGTTGAGAAAGTATCTTCACCATTGCGCTGCCGGTGGTGATGCCATAGCGAGCGATAGGCATGAGTTTCTCTCCCAGTTCCACGCTGATTTCATGGAACTGCTTCTTAGCCTTTTCGAGTTGTGCCTGGACTGTATTGTTCTGCACGTTGAACTCGTTGATGACCGATGTTCCCTCCTCGTAAGCCTGATTGGCGAGAGACTGCGCCTCTGCCAGTTGGTCGAGGTGTCCGGCAAGAGCCGAGAGGACACCGACGGCACGTGTGCCATCCATCTTCATCTCGTCGAACATCTGCGCCATCTCCTGGAAGCCACCGCGCTGCTTCATGGCATTGAGGAAGGTGACAAGCGCCTTGTTGGCATCGGTGCGCAAGAGTTCGGTGAACTCGCCAACGTCCTGACCCGCCAACTTGGCGAAGCGGCCAGTGTCCTGCATCATCTTAGTGATGAGTTGCGAGATGACTGTTGCCGATGTTGGTATTTCCTGCATGTTCTGAGACATGACAGAACCGATACCCATGATTTCCGCCTGTGTGAGTCCTGCCTGCTGTGCCACACCTGCGAGACGTGCAGTGAACTGCACGATGGCATCGGCACCTGCAGACGAGTTCTGCGCGAGTTCGTTGACTGCAGAACCTGTGGCGAGCATAGCACCACGGAGTCCACGCTTCTTATCCTCTCCGAACATCTGGGCGAGTTTACCGATGTCTCGCACGGCTGTCTCTCCGAGGTCGTCGCCGAGAGCGACACGAATCTTATCGGCTCCATCGACAAACTCCATGATTGCATCCTTGGAGGTGATGCCCAGACGGCCAGCCTCTCCGGCAAGCGCGTTGAGTTCTTCGCGTGATGTTCGTGTGTCGAGCGCCTTCAGTTCCTCGTTGAGTTCTTTCACCTGTTCGGCTGTCATTCCGGTGTACTTGCGCACCTGTGCCTCTGCCTCCTCCATGTCGGCGAAGTCCTGGACTGACTTGCGAATTGTCATGGTGAGTCCTGTGATGGAAGCGATGGCTCCACCAATGACACCCATGTAGCGGTTGAAACCGTCGGCTATCTTACCGAAGCGGCTGGAGAGTGTGTTTGTCTCGTCGGCTACCGCCTTGATGTTGCGTCGGTGTTCGGCGAGTATGCCTTTGAGTTCTCGTATCTTCTTGGCACGTTCCTCATACTCCTTGGTGCCTACAGTGAGTTTATTCATCTCTGCTGTAAGTTCTCGGATGCGAGATTTTATCGACTTGACGCTGCCATCGATCTCCTGATTGTCGATGTACAGTTTGACTGTTCTACTGACGTTTTTACTTGTCATTGGTTGTTTTTTTTACGATTCTCATTCTATCAAACTCCTCGAGCACATGGCGCAAGGACTCGTCGCCATAGTATTCGCCTGCGATGTCGGCGAGTTCCGCGATGTGGCGGTCTATCATTGGGTCGAGCCAGTTTTTTGGCACACGAGGTTTAGCCGGTGTGGAAAGAGGTATGGAATATTGCGCAATCTCTTTTTTTGAATATCCCTTATTGTGTAGTTGAGTGTATATCTCTTCGCCCTTGTGCACCCGTCGTGCACGTACCACGGTGTCGCCTTGGCGTATCCATCCACGCCCGACGCCATAAGAGACGAAGACACCATATCTCTCGAATCGGAATCCTACCCACTTGGCAACGCCATCGTCCTTGCCGAGTGACACAACGTCCTTAAGCCGTGAACGTAGTCTTCCGCTGTAGTCTTTCGTCATGGCGGTGAGAGCGCCGTGTGACTCGGCACGGACTTTTTCGCCCCACTGCTTGACGCGGCGGTTGAACTCCTCGGCGGTGATGAGGTTGTCTTCGTTCGTGGTGGTAGGTGATATCATATTTTACACTGTTTTGGCGTACAGGAGTGCTGCACGGACGTAAGTTGCAACTGTTGCGTCGAAGCCCTTATGAGAAGTGAGCCAACGCACATCGTCGATGTTATCTTGGAACTTGCCCTCAACTAGAACTGCAGGGCAATAAGTGTCACGGCAGATGGCGAGGTTCTGCGGCCACCAGTTCTGCTTTGGCATCGGTCGTCGTACACCTATGCCGTTTTCCTCAGCAGCCTTGGCAAAACAGTCGGCAAGATGCTTGGACTCCTTGGAAGCATTGAGCGACACGCGTATGCTCCATCGGTTGTTTGGGTTGCCTCCTGGGATATGCCACTTGCCGTCGCATGGAGGGCATGCGTCGAGGTGTACGGATATGACACAGACGTTGGCGGTGCCGTTGATGCGTGCGACGTTGTTGGCACGTGCAACACGAGTTCTGAGGGGTGTGTCTGTCTGTTCAGGAGTGAGCAGACGAGCATCATAACCTTGAAGTTGGAGTCGTTTTACTACCTCTGCAGCCACAAGACGGGCATAATAGTATTCGCGGAGTCGATAATGCCCATCAGCGCCCTGGAGTACTCCAATGGTGCCTATTGGCTGAGACATGTACTCTACTGGAGGCGAGCATTTGCCTCCTGTGTTAGAGCCGTGACCGTTGTCTATTAGGAATATCATGATGTTTGGATTTACATTGCAAAGAAGCCTGTGTGGTTGTCGTTATCGCGTACTATATTGCCTGGCTCGTCTCCGAAGAGGTCAGGGTAATAAGTGCGAAGGAATGATTTCAGATGGGACTGAGATTCGAGAAGGTCCTTCTTCAGAGTGGCGAGACGGTCGCCTATCTGCTTGTCATTGGCCGGTGTCTTGGTATGATTGACACTGGCTGCTGCCTTGACCGCCTCAAAGTATAGTCCTCGGTCGGTAAGGGTTCCTGTGCGCTGGACTAGTCGGAGGGCAGAAGCAAACACAATGACCGGTACGCACTTCTGGCGCAACTGTTCGAGTGACACTGGGAAGTCGTCAGGGTAAGAGTCAGGTTTCTGAAGCCACGCACAATACTGATTGTAGGTTGTCGCTCCCATGGTCGCCTGCAGGTCGGCACCTGCTGCCATAGTGAACTCTCCCTGCAGGCGTAGAAAGACGAGTGTGGAATGTCCGATGTTAAGATACTGCTCCACTTCAGCACGATTGCGAACTGTTGACAACTGTCGTCTGGTGTATGCATCTGAACGCCGGAACTCAGGGAACTTGTTTATATTGTCAGCGAGAAAATCAAGGAGAGCATCGAGAGCATTGAGTCCTTGCTGGTGGAAGTTCTCACGCATGCGGTCCTCCTGGTACTTGTATGCCGGCACCCATTCGTCGGACTGCTGACGTTGGAATCCTTGGTCGGTGATGCGGAGGTTGAGAGAGTCGAAGTGCCACCAGAACGCGAGGTTGGCTTCCGCTCGTTTGGCAATGTCGAGTGCCTGTCGCTCGAGTTCCTGCGTTGCGGTGTCGGCTGACATGCGCTCGTCATAGATGCGCTGAAGCCGGGCAAGCATGGTACTGCCCAGGAGATTGAGAAGGAACAAACTCTCGACACTGCCAAGGGCGTGTTCCATCTTTTGAAAACTGAGAGATGCCGAAGCCGGAACGTATGGTGAAATCTCGGCGGCATTGTTCCATTTGAATTGTGAAAAAAGCATATTGTCTGGCGTTTTGTTTCCACAAAGTTAGGAAACAAAGTGCTAAGCGAGTAGGACACAAAAAAAGGCCGACGCTCACGCGCCAGCCTTTGGTTTAAATTCTCTTAAAATATGATTTACCATTTCTCGGTGAGTTCCTGCCTCACGGCAGAAAAGTACCTAATCATTAGAATATGAACAAAAAAAATTATCTAATCATTTATGAAGTCTGCTGTAAACTTGCCATACTATCCCACCCTCGAAGGTGGTTGTGTGATACCCTTCATCGAGCATCCATCTGGAGAGTGATGACTTGCTAACATCTGTCATCTCCTCGAACTTGTAGGCGATTTCCGCCGTTGTGAGGTACTGGAGTTCTGAGAACTCCACAGTCTGCTCGGGTGAAAAGTTTTCACGGAGCAAAGATACGAATATGTCCTTAGGTTTCGATTGGACATTTTTCTTTTCGTCTTTTTTTTCTGGTTGTCTGAATCCTATTGCCATAGTCAATCCTCCCTGTTTTCTTTTTCTTCCTCAATTTCTTTATATATATCGCGTAACCCTCTTAGAATCCGAGCATCGTTCCTGAGGGCTCGGTGATATTCCAGTAAGTTGTCAAAAGTAATCAGAGTTCTGTCGGTGAAAACGTCTTGCATATCTTGCGAGAGCAGCATGTCATCTACGGTTGTTATCATGCTTTCCTGCTCTTCCAGTGTTTCTGAGAAGTCGAGAGTCAATGGGTAGAGTATTGATTTGATCCTACGGAAGCGTTCTGCATCGCGGATAACCTCGTTCATATCCTCTTGCTTCATAGCATCGAAGCGCTCTTTCTCGAGCATTTTCTGTGGTTTGTTGTTGTTCATAATCAATCCTCCAATCTATATGATACATCAATAAAACGTCCTCTCTCGATTGAGTAGCGGAGGACTTTGGCTACCTCTTTGTATTGCACACGCGCGACTGAAGAGTCCGGACTGTCTGCTCGTTCAATGTTTATCTGCCCTCCCCCATCGACAAGGTCTTTGTATTCTTCCACTCTCCACGCGCTGCCTATCGGCTTGTCTTTGTCGATGCGCTCTTTCAGTTTTCCGATGAAAACGTCGAGTGTCTCTCTATTGATAAAGCATGTTTTGTCTGCCTTACCAAAGATAGAAAGAGTGTTGTCCAGGAACTTGGGGCGAGAGTTCTTGACGAAGAGATTATAACACATCAACATAGCGCACCTCCTATTCCTATTATAATTATAGCAGCCGCATACCATAGATGTGAGAAGATTACGTCCTTATGGGTGACCTTCTCACCACACAAGGAAGAGAATGTTCTTGACTGAGCGTCAAGCCAGGTGTTGCAGTTCTTTACAGTTCTTTCGACTGTTGAAAGAACCGACGGGCGAACTTGCCCGAGTTTGATTGTTCGTTGCATGTTGCACTATCTTGTTTGCCTGCCAGCGTACCGCACTGGCGCAGAGACAGAGAAACGGCTGCGCTTCCCGTTGCAAACAAGATAGTGACTCACCCGAAGGGCAGTGTATTCTTACGAGAAGGCAGCCGTCTATCAATAGGACTGGACGTTAGGATTGCTCCCTCATTTCTTATAAACCTTTTACGTCTTCCTTAGAGTTCTGGCATAAAAAAGGCTCATGCCTTTTGGCTGAGCATTAACCGATGCCCTGCGGAGTGGACTACCACTATCTTGTTTGCGAGGGCAAAGATAGGAAATTCCCCGATAACTTCCAAACTTTTCCGATATAAATTTGTTTTTAAAGGGCAAATTAGTTACTGGGAGGCGAGCCCCTAGCCCGATGCGCAACCCGAGAGAAGAACTTCTCTTCGCCTGTGGCTCGCCTCCCAGATTCGGATTAGAATCCGTTATACAGTCCGTTGGACTGCTTTTCTTTCTATTATAATAGAGGTCTTATCATTCAACCTGTCCTGTGGACTCGTTTAAGAAACTAACGCTGAAGCACATCCAACTTTCTTTATCTGTCCAGTCTCCTGCCAGGTACTTGAGCCTTACGCTTACCTTACGTGGAACCATGTTGCCTAAGCCGTTCATCGTCTTTATATCGGCAACGACATGATAGGTATGTTCACTTGTTTCTTCCACTCCCACGACATCGTATTCGAGATCGTTAGAAGAAATTACTTGTTCCTTCACGAAATCCTCGGCAATAATGCCGGCTCTTGTTGCGCTTGGTGAGTTGTCATCACACGATGTTAGCAACATAATCGCAATCAAAGACACGATTGTTAAAAAGAATCTTTTTTTCATAGTTTGTAAGTTTAGATGAATTTAAATGAACTGGAAGGCGAGCCACTAGCCCGATGCGCAACCCGAGAGAATATCTTCTCTTCGCCTTATGGCTCGCCTCCCAGAAGAGGAAATTGGACTCATTGTTATATTTGTCGGGGACAAAGATAGAAATAAAAATCGGAATGGCAACGATTAGGACTGAAAATAACTATCGTTGCCGACCGCATCGAGACCGACCGCCCCCCACCCGATTTCTAAAAGTGTTAACAGCCGTTAATATTTCCTTAAAGCCGACTGCTTCCCCGACTGCTTCGGTAGGGCGCGTCGGGCTGCGGAGCAGGAAAAGGGCGCAAAATTGGCATTTTGCGCCCTTTATAATTTGATTTTTAGGCTGTTGTGTTTGGTTTTGGTTTTTTTCGGTTTGGAACGAGGTCTATTCTCTTGCCGAGGGCTTCGGCTATTGTCTGCAGAGTGTCAAAGCCTACAGAGTAATAACCTCGCTCAATGCGCGATATGTGCGTGCTACTTATGTTTGTGCGCATTGCCAGTTCATCTTGTGTGATGTTCTGCTCTCTTCTAATTTCAACGATGCGTTGTCCTATGCGCTGACGTTCTTGTTCTTTTTCCATATTAATCTTGGTATCCGTTGTTAAGTTCGTATTGGTTCTCTTCTTCCTCTTCGATGAGTGCGAGGAAGTTCCATGCTTCGGTGAGTAGGCTGTCGAGGTCGGCTTCTTCTCGCTCTGACGGGCTGAAGAAGTTTACCTCGACGATATCATTCTTCCATTCTTCATAATCGGCCCAATAACTGGTGTCGTAGTCCCTTATGAGAATGAAAATTCGCGGAAAGTCCATCCTGAGCAGTCCGCACTGCCCAGGATGGTTCAAGATGTTGTCACATAGCCACCAATGTTGACTCTTCTCGATGGCTTCTTTTCTGATTGCTTCTGGTGTCATATTAGTAAATCAATAAATACATATAGCCACCACCGTCACAGAAGACCTCGCAGTCGAGTTTCGATGCCTTGCACATTTCATTGGTTCTCTTGTCGGCATGATTTTTTATGATGTCAAACTCCTCGTCTGTCCATTCTCCGAGGTTCTTCTTGCTCATTCTTGCCTCCCATCCTGGAACAACGTATTTATCTGTATTCTTATAGGGGTGTTCCTCGCACTCAGCAATCACCTCTGCCAAGATTTTGTAAAAAGTTTCTTTCATAGTTCCTTATCTTTTTAGTTCCTTGATTTCGTTATTTTCCTTTGCCTCTCTCTTCTCCGGCGTGTGCCGCTCGATGGTGTAAGTGGGCAGAAGTTCTCATGGCCTTATGCGTGCTTAATGTTGTCGTTGTCCTTGATAGCCTCGTACACCTTCTGACTGAAGGTAATGAACAACTCGGTGCGCTGCTTCCAGAGGTCGCGCTTGGTGTTGATGTAATAACCGATGTTGTTCTTCTTGCACCACTCGTCGTGAGCAGCAATGAAGTCGTTGACAGCCTGGTTGTAAGCCTTCTTGGTCTTGTATTCTTTGCTTACAGGGTACTGAAGTTCGAATGTCGGAGTCTCAGCGTCAAGTTTTGCATACTCCATGGTGATGCGGTCGAACTCATCAACCTGTGCCTGTGTCAACTCCACCTCGTCGATGTTGAAGTAGCGTCCGGCATCACTGCCCTCGGCACCCATCCAGAAGTTGATTGACTTGGGGTAGTTATGCCAAGCGGCATAACTGTGCCCTGATACTCCGAAGTACTCACCGTTATCATTCATAATAAAGAGGTCGGGCATGTTAGCCTCATACTCGCTGCTTGCGATAACGTAGAACTTCTTAGTCTCGCTGTTGTTGTTTGATGTAGTATTCATAATTTTCTGCCGCTGTTTTCCGTTGCCGCCGGTGTTTATTGTTATTGTTTTAGGTTTACAATGCAAAGATAAGTATTTTATTCGAACTTACCAAATATTTAAAGTTGAAAGTTTAAATATTTGGTAAGTTTTAACATTTGGGTATGACAAATCGGGTATTCGGGAAGATTTTTGTGTTGATTCTGGGTGCCGGGTGTGTGGCTACATAGAGCGGTTGTCTATGCTGCGAAGTTAGGGGTGGCACCATGGGCGCAATGGACCTCGGTTAAGAAGGGTTAAGGTTGAGTGTTGAGCGTAGAGCGGTGATGTGTCAATCTTAACACTTCTTGAACAGAGAACCCGTGCTTGTATGGTGCTGTTCTCCCCTTTTGTTGCAGCGTAAACAAGCGCTCTTTGACATGCTGCCACACTTTCCGACGGCTCCTCGGAATCGACACTAAAAATCTTGAAATATGAATAATTGTTACTTTTTTGATTACGTTCCGTCTCGCTACGAGGTAGTGAGTCAGGAACAGGAAGCCATCAGGAATTTCATCTTGAAATTCAAGGATGGCGATTATAGGTCATGCAGATATGCTGCATGGTTGGTTTGTGAAGAACTGCTGCGCATGTATGACGGCGCAGTTCCTAAGGATTTGGTGTTGGCGTGTGTGCCAACGTCGAATCTGAAGAAGTATTACAAACGCTTTCAGCGTTTCAGTAGTATGGTAGCGCGAAGGCTTCAGATAGAAGATGCCTTCGAGCATGTGAGCATCGTGGGTTTCCGCGATGCGAAGCACAACAGGAGAGACCACATGGTTAGTGACCTCTTCAGTTGGCGTGTTGATGTCGATGATGACTTCTTCCGTTATAAGGAAGTAGTTATCTTCGACGACCTATTTACGACAGGCTCGAGCGCGAGTGACTTCCGCGAATTGCTTGAGCAGTTCGGCTGTGATGTAACTGGCGGTTTGTTCTTAGGCAGAACCACGAAGGGTTTGCCCTTTAACTTGAAACCTGTAGGTTTCGACAGTTATATGATAGAACCAGTGCCTGGCGTATCAATGAATGAATTAATGGAGAATGTTGACATTCTCTCTAATTACTAATTTAACAAATACAATTATTATGAAAAAACCATTGAACAAGTACAATGATTTATGCAAGGAGGAGCGCCCTGAGGTTAAGGGTGCTTCTCTGGGTATTAACACGCTCACCAACGTTGAGTTGGTGTCGTTAGTGTTGAACAGAGGTGCCGGTACATACGACAGCATGCACCAGGCCCGTCAGATGTTGAACATCTGCAATGAGAGTCTTCGAGAGTTGTCAGGGAAACGTCTCGACGAGTTAGAGGTAGTTCCCGGCATCGGTCACTGCAAGGCACTGGCGCTGATGGCCGCGATAGAGTTAGGCAAGCGTTACTCAGCAGAGGAACACCGCGAGCAGCCTGACTTAGGTTCTGCGAGCAGAATCTACAATCTGCTATCTCCTAAGTTGAGTGACCTCGACCATGAAGAGATGTGGCTGGTGTTCATGAACCACAACTACAAGTTGATTAGTTGCGAACGTCTGTCCATCGGCGGTATCACTGAGACTGCGGTTGACGTAAGAATAATCATCCGTCAGGCAGTCTTAAAGAACTCTACAGTGATAGCGATGGCGCACAATCACCCCTCGGGCAACCTTCGTCCATCTAAGGATGACGACGGTCTCACCTCTCGGGTGAAGAAAGCATGCGAACTCATGCGTCTGTTTCTTCTCGACCATTTGGTAATATCCTCGAGTGGATATTACTCTTATAGAGAATCAGGGAGGCTTTAGCCTCTCTGTTTCTTTTTTTTTGTTAGAATCGAGGAGAAACGAATGAGGAAGATGTGATTAGTTTTAGTCGTTCGCCGTACTTCGTCCAGATACATTTATCTGCTGTATCTCCGAAGTGAGTTGC